GTGAACACGTTCGAGGTGCGGCCGACCGTGCGCAAGGCCAGGTAGTGGCCGAACTTCTCCATGTCGTAGCTGCCGGCCTCGGTCGTCGCGGGGTCGGCGGCCGGCTGGTCGAGCACCCTGGCGCGCTTGGTGGCGCGGTCGTAGTCGATCGTGGCGCCGGCCTGGAAGCGGCGGCCGGTGTCGGCACAGGTGCCAGGGTAGCGGGCGGTCATGGTGGTCATGGCGTGTTCCGGGTTGGTGTGCCTGCACTGTAGCAGATGCTAAACAGTTAGGCGCAGAAAACCCTACGCGGTGGTCAAGTTCAGCAGGTCGGCCGGGATCTCTACGACGACCTCGCTGAGGTCTTCATCGAAGTAGTCTTCGAAGTAGTCTTCAAGCTCGCGCAGCACGTAAGCCAGCAGCGGGTTGCCCGCCTCGGCGGCGCGCTGGATCTCGTTGAGGGTCATCTTCACGGGTCATTCCTTCCGGTAGCGGTAGGCTTCAAACCCCGCAGCAGCCAGCGGCAAGCCGGTGGCCCACTCGGGTACGGTCGACATCAGCGCGGCCAGGGCGCCGCTGCTGTAGGCGTCGGTGTCGGGGGTCTCGGTCAGCAACTCGTCGTGGATGCTGACCAGGATGGCGTAGCCGGCCGCCTCGATGCGGGGCATGTTCGCGAACAGCACGTCGCGCGCCACCGCCTGGGTGACGTTCTCCACCAGCTTGCCGCCGTGGGTCTTGATGCGCTTCCACTGGCGCGTGTACTGGTCGATGCCCATGTAGCTGCACTGGCCGGCGTCGTCGACCTCGGGCTGCAGGTAGCAGAGGTAGCGCCCAGACGGCAGGCGGATGCGCAGCCAGGCGCCGTCGCGGCGTACCTTCAGCCAGCGGCCGGCGGCGAAGGTCTCGCCGGGGCTGTGCACCGCGGCGGCGTAGGCGTCCTTGAGGCCGTGCCAGAGTTCCTTGGTCTTGGCGTGGGCCTCGCGCCAGCTGTCTACCAGCACGCGGCAGGCGGCCCAGTGCTCGACGGGCAGGCCGTAGGTCAGGCCCTTGCCCTTGAACCAGTCGAACGAGTCCAGCGTGCGGGCCCAGGTGTCTGCGGGCGTGGCGTTCTTCACCGCCACCGCGAGGTCGGCCACGTCGAACCCGTAGGTCGCGGCCCCGGTGAGGTAGGCGCCGACGCCGCCCTCGTACCCGAGCATGAGCTCCTGCACCTTGCCGATCTGGCGCTGCTGCTTGTCGACCTTGTCGGGACTGGCGCCGAACGACTTGGCGTAGGCCAGCTTGTAGATGTCGGCGCCCTCGCCGCGGTCGAACGCGCGGAAGGCCTCGAGCTTCCACTCCTCGCTGGCCAGCCACGCCAGCGCGCGGCCCTCGATGTTGGCCAGGTCGGCCACGCAGAGCTTGCGCCCGGGCGGCGCGATGATGGTGCCGCGGATGCAGTCCGACGTCAGGCGCATCACGTTGTCGTAGACCAGGTCGGCGGCGCCGGCCTTCAGGCTCTCGATGGCGGCCTCCTGCGCCTCGCCGTCGAACCCGGGCGAGGGCCTGGGCATGTTGCCGGGCTGGAACAGCCGGTGCGCCACGCGCCCGGTGCGCTGGGCACCGCAGAACTGCATCGTGTTGCGGAGCCTATTGTCGCTGCTGACGGCGTTGACCAGGGCCTTGTACTTGGCGGTGCTGGTCTTGGTGGCCTCGAGCCGGATCTCCAGCAGCCGGCGCACGGCCTCGGGCAGTTCGGGGTCGCGCGCCCGGCGCTCGAGCGTGTCCGCGCGCATGTCGGGCAGGCTGACGCCGTGCTCGAGCAGGATGAAGGACAGGAGCTCGTCGCGCTGGCTGGCGTTGGTCACTGCGCCGTCGGTGGCGTCGGTGACCTCGTACTTGAGGCGGCTCTGCTCGCCAGCCACTGCATCAATTGCGGCACGAGCCAGGTCGGCATCAACCGAAAAGCCGCGGTCGTTGACCCGCTGATCAAGATGCCAAAGGGCGAGTTCAGGATGGCCGGGCGCGTAGTTCCATCGTGGCAGGCGACGGTGTATCGCGCGCATGGCCACGATGTCCTGCCGGCTGTACTCGAGAAATTCGGCCCACTCGTTGGGGTGTGTGTAACGGGTGGCTCTCCGTAGCTTGTGGCCCTTGGGCCGGGGTTTGCAGAACAGTTGGATCAACTCGCGGCCGCGCTTGTCCTTGGCCTCGTCGCTGTCGACGCCGAGGATGCTGCCCAGCTTGTCGAGCGAGCCTGGCAGGCCGTGCGCCATCGCCTGCACCATCGTGTCCAGCCAGCGCTCGATCGGCACGTCGATGCCCCAGACGTGGCGCAAGAGGGTGCGGTCGAACGCGCTGTTGTGGGCGACGACGGTGACGGTGGGGTCTTCGAGCAGACCCTGGATGCCGTAGATGTTGTGGTCGTCGCCGCGGGTGCAGTCAAGCACCACCGGCTCGCCGTCGTCGATCGCCCACTGCGCGACCGTGATCTCGGTGCTGGGGTGCTCGGCGTAGGCGTGCGTGCCGACCTTCTTGAGGTCGGCCTCGCTGTAGGTCTCGCAGTCGAACCAGAGGGTGGTCATGGTGGGGCAGAAAAAAGCCCCCGGCAGGCAACTGCGACGAAGCACACCGGGGGCAAAACTCGGCATGCGCCGAGAGGAGGATCAGGCGAAGTCCGAGGCCTCGGCGCCCTCGACGACGTCGAACTCGTCGGCGTCGGCCGGGCGGCCGGCGCTGAACGCGTCGCCGTCGCGGACGAACTGCACCCCGCGGAGCGTGCAGTTCACGCGCTTGCCGTACTGGTTGTCCTGCGCCCAGAACTCGAGCGAAGCGTTGACGTAGCAGCCGGCGTAGGGCTTGCCGCTCTTGGCCGTCAGCGGCGCGCGGTCAGCGCCCACCACGGTCGGCGGTGCGTTCTCCTGGCTGTTGGCGCTGATGAAGAAGTTGCCGGCGTAGCCGTCGTACTGGGGCTTCGTGTCGCCGTCGTGCAGCGCGACCTTGTCGGTCTTGCGCAGGCCCGCCAGCACGCTGGCGGCCTTGTCCTTCCACTTGTCCCTGGCCACGGCCTCGATCTTGGCGTTGACCTCGGCCAGCTGGGGGTGGTCGGGGTGAACCAGCAGCGACGCGCCGAAGCGGGGCTTGCCTTCGCCGGCCACGGTGGTGGCCTCGAACAGGGCGGGGAACGAGAGGCGCACGTCGCGAAGCATGACGCGGCCGATGGGTTGGGTGTTGCTCATGGTGTCAGTTCCTTGGTGGTGAAAAATCAGGCGAGGTCAGAGAGGTCGGGGAATTCATCGACGACCGGCTTGACCTCGATGGCCGGGCGGGGATCGGAGGCAGGCGCGACGTGCGGCTTGCCGTCGGCCTGGGTGATGAGGCCGTTGGCCTTGGGCCACTGGCGCGGGCCGATCTTGCCGGCCTTGAACAGGCGCTCCGCGTCGGTGGGGCTGATGAGCTTGAGGTTGTAGGCCTCCTCGATCGGCAGGCGGAAGGTCTTGCGCAGCAGTTCCTCGGCCGCCTTGGCGTCGACCCAGGCGCGGTTGCCCTTCTTGCCCTGCACGACCTTGAACCCAGGCACCTCGTCGCCGGCCATCAGACGGCGCTCGGCCTCGGCGCGGACTGCCTTGCACCAGTCTTCGATCAGGTCGACGAGGCCGAGGCTGGCCGACAGCCAGCTAGGGTCTGTCGACTTGGGGTCGGCAGCGACTTCGACTGCGGCGAACTCGTCAGGGCTGGCGGGAGTGAACCCGAGCACCGACTCCGACACCGCGTCCCGCAGCGCCGGGCAGGTCGCCTTGGCCGGGCAGAACTTGCACTGGGCTTCGCCGGGGCGCAGGTAGCTGCTCTCGAACTCGGTCCCCCAGTCGGTGCGGGCCTGCGCGTTGCGCACCTGCGTCACCGTGTCAACGCCGAAGGTGGCGGCCCAGCGCAGCAGGGACGCCTTGTCCATCAGCCACTCCTTCACGCCACCGGCGCGAGGCTGGACGATGACGAGGCGAACCCAGCTGAAGTCGCCGGCCACGCCGTCGAGCAACTCCAGCGCGCCGAGGGCGTAGAGCATCAGCTGGGGGTTGTCCTCGGCCTGCACGTCGACACCGCGGCCGGTCTTGAGGTCGACCACGATGAGCTCGGTGCCCTTGGCCACGATCGCGTCGGCGGTGCCGAATCCGTCGTCGGCGTCGGTCGCCAGGCCGATGGCGCCGCCGAAGCTGACGCGGGTCTCGACCCAGGTGCTGTCGCCGGCCAGCGCGTTGACGTAGTCGACGTAGGCCTGACCGCAGTCCTGCATCTCGTCAGTCCACGGAAACGAGAACCCGTCGGCGGTGACGTTGTAGCCCGTCAGTGGCCACGCGGCGCCGTTCAGGATCTCGGCAGCGGCCGCGTGGATGGCGCTGCCCTCGGCCGCGTAGCTCGAGGTGGTGCGTGGCGCGTCGGCGGCCAGCACTGCGCTGCCGGGGCAGAGCATGAGGCGCTCGAAGCTCGAGGCGCCGAAGGTGCGTGCGTGGTCGGCCATGATCAGCCCAGCGCGATCACGTCGGCGTGAGCGGCCTGCCACTGGGCGGGCTGCAGATCCTTGAAGGTCTTGGCGCCGTGCTTGGCGGCGATGGCCAGCAGCTTGTCCTTGCCGTGCTTGGGCACCGCGGCGTTGACGGCCTTCTGCAGGACGGCGTAGTCAAACGCAGAGGACGCATCGGCAGCCGGCGGGGTGGCCGTGGGGGCCGGTGCGGGCGCAGCGTCCGAGGGGGCGCTCGGCGAGGGGGCCGCCGCGGCAGTACGCGGGGAACGGGCAGTCGGGGCAGCGCTGGGCTTTCCCGGCGCCTCCACGGTGTCGGCCATCGCGGCCTCGGTGGCCAGCAGGACGGCGGCCTTCTCGTTGGCGGTGACGCCGGTGGAGATGGCGGCGTGCGGCACCGGGTTGCCGGCGACGATCGCGTCGGCGTCGATGCGCGCCAGCGCGGACACCGCGGCGGCGATGCTGGAGAACTGGAGGGTGACTTGGATCACGGGGGGTTCCTAGGGTTAGCAGTTGCAGGAGCCTGTAATGTAGCACTTGCTGAAACTGCAAGGCAAACAAAAGGGCACTAGGGAAAACCCTGAGTGCCCCCGGGAGTCAGCCCACCAGGCTGGCCAGTTCGATCAGCAGCGCCAGCGCCGCGATGCCCACCGCCCACCTCACGCCGCGCCGGATGTCGGCCAGGGGGTCGTCCCAGATGCCGCCGTGCTCCATCAGGTACTTGATCCTCTGCTGCAACTGTTCGTCCTTCACTTGAGTAGCCTCACGACTCGTTGGATGAATGCCTCGTCCAGCCGGCCGGTGAGCTTCCGGTGCTCGTAGACCAGCTGGACAACGTCAGCAAAAGTAGACGGTTGCGGGCGCTTCTTCAAGTCGTCCAGAGCAGCGGCCACCACCCGCACGCAGGCCGCCAACGCTTCGTCGTCGATTGAGGGAAGCCCCGATTGCTCCTGGTCGAGCCATCCTGTAGGGAGCGTGAGCTTGCCCTCGATCTCACGGGCCACCTTCTCGCTGACCTCGCGGCTCGGGTTCGGCCCGATCAGCTGCGCCAGGTAGCTGCCATTCGAGTGGCCGAGCTTCTTGGCCAGCGAGGTGGGCCCGCCCCACTCGCCGCAGATCCTGCGCAGGTTGTCTCGCCGCGTGCGGTACACGTCCATCGGGCCAGCCTGCCACACCATCAGCGGGTGCTGCAAGTTCCTTACGCCGTGCTAAAGTCGGCGGGGATACCCCTCAACCCCACCGACACCATGACCACCATCAGCACCTTCAAAGCCTGGCTCCGCCAGGCCACTCGCGCCGAGCAGGAGACCCTCGCCGAGCGCGCGGGCACCTCTGCCCAGTACCTGAACCACATCGCCGCGGGCGACGACAGCAACTACAAGCGCGAGCCCAAGCCCGCGCTGGCCGCCGCGATCGAGCGCGAGACCAAGGTGATGGCCAAGGCCAGCAAGGGCCGCCTGCCGATCGTCTACCGCACCGACCTGAACTCGACCTGCCGCGAGTGCGAGTTCGCGCGCAAGTGCCTCGGTGACGAGGTGGTGGTGCGCAGCGAGTTCCCGGTGGTCGACGGCAGCGCTTCGTAGGCCTTACGGTCTGCTACAGTCGGGGCGCCAAACCGACAATCGTGTAGCCCTTGGTGGGGAGACCGGCCCGTACACGCGGGGATGGTTTGGCGACTTTCACGGTCTCCCCACCAAGGGCTTTCCTTTCTGAAAGTCGCTCATGCCCAACTACCGGTCGCCGATCGATGAGATCGAGTTCTTCCGAATCCTGCAGCACGTCATGGAACGCTGCCCCGACAGGCAAATGGTCGAGGCGTTGCACCGCGCAGCGATGCGGTCCCCCGGTCTGAAGACCGCGTATCACGAGGGCGCCTGGAAGGCGTTCGGCGAGATGAACCGCAGGGGGCCGCGCGAGTGACAGCAGACCCCAACCTCATCGCGGCCCTTGAGCCGCTGGTGCGCCGCGTGCGCACCGATGTCACCGCCACGCGCGGCGAGGACGGCGTGCAGTGGCGCAAGCGCGAGCCTCTGACCCCTGAGCGCCTAGCCAAGCACCTCAACGGCGGGCCCGCGCGCGGCGTGTGCCCTATCAAGCCGGGTGAAACCACCACGATGGTGGCGGTGCTGGACCTCGACAGCCACAAGGGCGAGGTGCCTTGGGAGCAGATGGCCGAGACAGCCGAGCAGGTGATGGCCGAGCTCAAGGTGCGCGGCCTGCACGCGCACCCGTGGCGCTCGGGCGGCGGCAACGGCATCCACCTCATCATGCTCTGGGACGAGCCGCAGGACGCCTACAGCGTGCGTCGGTTGCTGGTCGAGGTGCTGGTGGCCTGCGGCTACACCAACGGCACGGGCGGCGTGGCCAAGCGCCAGATCGAGGTGTTCCCGAAGCAGGACAGCGTGCCCGAGGACGGGTTCGGCAACCAGTTCTTCCTGCCTCTGGGCGGCAAGAGCGAGCCGCTGCTCGTTGAACTCGGCCTGGCGCCGGGCGGCAAGCAGGAGGCGGTCGGCTACCAGTGGCATGCGTCGGCGCCCGTGCCGGTGCTTGAGAAGCCGAGCAAGGCCTCTACGCCGTCCCGTCGCGTTGAAGACCCTGAGATGCTGGACCGGGCGCTGCAGGCCATCCCCAACGACATCGACGACCGCGACGAGTGGTTCCGCCTGATGTGCGCCTACAAGGACGGCGGCGGAGACAAGGAGGTGGCGCGCAACTGGACAGCGCAGCACCCCAGCTACGACGACGACAAGTTCGACGGCCCGTGGGACAGCATCGAGGTGGGCAAGCAGGACGGCGCCACGGTCGACTACCTGTTCCGTGTTGCTCACGAGCGGGCGGGCTTCGACGAGCACATCGTGGCGGAGTTTCCGGTCATGGAGCCGGCGCCGCCGAAGCCGTCGCGCTTTCAGTTTCAACCGCTGGACCAGTTCGTGCGCGGCAGCAGCATGGGGTGGTGGGTCAAAGGCGTGCTGCCGCGCGCGTCGCTGGCGGTGGTGTACGGGGCCAGCGGCAGCGGCAAGACGTTCGCGGTGCTGGACTTGGCGTTCGCCATAGCGCGCGGCGTCGAGTGGCGCGGCAGGCGCGTCAAGCAGGGCAGGGTGGCCTACATCGCGGCCGAGGGCGCTGACGGGTTCAAGAAGCGCATCCAAGCCTACGGGCAGGACAGCGGCGTGGATCTGGCCGCTGTTCCGATGCGGGCCTTGGACGGGGCCCCCAACCTCATGCTGATCGACGACGTGACCGACCTCGCCAAGGCTGTCGAGGCTTGCGGCGGCGCGGATGTCATCGTGGTGGACACGCTGGCCCAGACGACGCCTGGCGCCAACGAGAACGCCAGCGAGGACATGGGCAGGGCGGTGGGGCACTGCCGCAAGCTGCGCGAGATGACGGGGGCTCTGGTGCTGCTGGTTCACCACAGCGGCAAGGACCAAGCCAAGGGCGCGCGCGGGTGGTCTGGTCTGCGCGCGGCCTGCGACGCCGAGGTTGAGGTCGTCAAGACCGAGGCGGGCGCTCGCTACCTCCGCCTGTCCAAGAACAAGGACGGCGAGGACGGCCTTGAATGGGGCTTTGAGCTTCAGCAGGTCACGCTGGGCACGGACGAGGACGGCGACCCGATCACGAGTTGCGTCATGCGTGAGGCGGAGATCAACAAGGCCAAGGCGATCGGCCGAGAGTTGGGCCCCAACGAGGCCGCGGTCAACCAGGCTATCCAAGAGTTCGCCAAGAACCAGACGGCGGGCATCGAGGTCGCCGAGGTCATCAAGCGCGCGGTCGAACTGCTGCCGCCGCCCGAGGACGGGAAGCGCGATACCCGCCGGATGAGGGTCAAGCGGGCGCTCGAAACGCTGTGCAACGGCGACGAGGCGCCGTACTGGCTCGGCGATGACGGCTGCATCTCGGTCGTATGAACGTGCTGAAAAGTGCAAGCAGCGGGGTGCAACGCGTGCAACGCGGCGCAACGTGCATCGCGTTGCTTGTGTTTGTTTGCAGATCAGAAGCAACGCAACGCAACGTCATCCTTTAGGAGGACGTTGCGCGTTGCATCTGGTCGGGGGTCTCTGGTGTTGCAGCCGGTCTGACTGGAAAGGACGAGCATGTCGAAAACTGCAAACAAGGCGCGAGCAGTGAACGAGCGAGGACTGGTCATCGGTGAGGATCATCCGCGGGCGGTGCTTACCGATCACGAGGTCGACCTGGTGCTCGAGCTACGGGCTGACGGCCTGAGCTTTGGGCTGATCGCCGAGAAGATGGAGGTCAGCAAGTCCTGCATCGCGCGCATCTGCTGGGGCACCCGCAGGGCGCAGTACGCGGTGGCGTTCAAGCGTGCCCGCAGTGGCGGTTGAGTCGGCTAAATTCCGCGAACACATGGCCTACACCAACTACGACTGGAAACCCCCGTTCCTCGCTGCTCTGCGCGAGGTGCCTGTGCTGCGTCACGGCTGCGACGTAACGGGCGTTGACCGCAGCACCGTGCTGAAGGCCCGCAACGCCGACCCCGCGTTCGACAAGGCGGTGGAGGAGGCGATGGAGGCGGGCATGGACCGCGCCGAGCAGGAGGCCTTCCGCCGAGGCATGGTGGGCTTCGAGGAGCCTGTCATCGACCGAGGCAAGCTGGTGTACGCCTATCAGCGCCGCGTCGACGAGGACGGCAAGGAGCACTACGAGCCCGTGCTGGACGCCAACGGACAGCCGGTGCCGCTGACGGTGCGCAAGCACAGCGACGCGCTGCTGACGCTGGTGCTGAAGGGCAGGCGCAAGAAGGTCTACGCCGACCGCACTGAACTCACGGGCGCGGATGGCGGCCCGGTGGCCACCACCGATGCCACGCAGCGCGCAGCCCGGGCTGCTGCGCTGCTGAAGCTGGCCGAGGCGCGCAGGGCCCTCGAGGGCGACGACATCGCGTGAACGCCGACGACCTGGCCGAGCTCGAGCGCTACCTGACGCCAGCCGAGCGCGCCGAGCTCAACGCGCTGCTCGACGCTGACATCGCCGATCGCCCCTGGACCCCTTTGCCGGGCCCGCAAACGCTGGCCTACGAGAGCCAGGCCGACGTGGTGGGATTCGGCGGCGCTGCCGGCGGCGGCAAGACCGACTTGGCGTGTGGCAAGGCCATCAGCCAGCACCAGGTAGTGCAGATTTTCCGGCGCGAGGGCACTGAGCTCAACGCCATCATCGATCGCCTTGAGGGCATCGTGGGCCACCGCGACGGCCTGGGTGGCAAGCCGCCGGTGTGGCGCGCGCCGGCCGGCAGCTGCAGGCTGATCGAGTTCTGCTCGGTGCCCAACCTCGGCGACGAGCGCAAGTTCCAAGGCCGCGCCAAGGATCTGCTGGTGGTCGACGAGGCCGCCAACTTCCTCGAGGCTCAGGTGCGCTTCCTGATGGGCTGGGTGCGGACCACCGACCCCAACCAGCGCACGCAGACCCTTCTCACGTTCAACCCGCCGACGTCAGCAGATGGCCGCTGGGTGATCCAGTTCTTCGCACCGTGGCTCGACCCCAAGTGGGCCGGCAAGCGCGCGATGCCCGGCGAACTACGGTGGGTGGCCGTGCTCGACGGTAAGGACGTGTGGGTTGACGACAGCCGGCCATTCGTGCTGGTCGACGGCGAGCGCGTGCACGACTTCGACCCGGCCGACTACACCGGCGCCAGGGCCACGATGGTGGTGCGCCCTCAGTCGCGCACCTTCATCCCGAGCCGCATCACTGACAACCCGTACCTCGTAGGGACCAACTACATGAGCACCCTGCAATCGCTGCCCGAGCCCCTGCGCAGCCAGATGCTGAACGGCGACTTCATGGCGGGCGTGAAGGACGACGAGTGGCAGGTGATCCCAACCCGCTGGGTCGAGGCCGCGCAGGCCCGCTGGAAGCCACGAGCGCCCAAGGGCGAGATGCTGCAGATGGGCGTGGACGTGGCGCGCGGTGGCGACGACAGCACCACCGTGGCGCCACGCCACCGCGACCCGCAGGCCGGTCACGACCACTGGTACGACGAGATCAAGGAGGTGCAGGGTGCCGACACCGACGACGGCGACAAGGCGGCCAGCCATGTGCTGATCCGACGCCGCGACGATGCGCCCATCAACGTGGACGTCATCGGTGTGGGCGCGTCGGTCTACGACAGCCTGAAGCGCGCCAACGCGCAGGTCATGGGCGTCAACGTGGCGGTGCAGCCCTGGCGCGCCACCGACAGGACCGGCGCGCTCACGTTCTTCAACCTGCGCAGCGACCTCTGGTGGGGCTTCCGCGAACTGCTCGACCCCACCTACGACACAGGCATCGCGTTGCCGCCTGACCCCAAGCTGCTGGCCGAACTGTGCGCGCCGCGGTACTCGCTGTCTGGCAAGGCCATCAAGGTCGAGAGCCGGGAGGACATCGTCAAGCGGTTGGGCTACAGCCCCGACAAGGCCACCGCGGTGATCCTGGCCAGCATCGACGTGCCGAAGGTGGCGGCCGCGCGCGCAGCCCAGGCCACCCGCGACGTCCTCGACTACGACCCCCTGTCGAACCTGCGCTGACCAGCGTGCCCGTGCTGCCCGGCGGCCCGACCACAATGCCCGGCAGGAGCGATACGCATGGCCACCATCCCCCATCTGCGAACACCCACAGGCTCGTCGGCGGCGTTCGTTGCCACCTGGGCGCCACTGGCGCAGGGTGACGACGGCGACGCGCTGTCATTCGGCCAGTACAGCGACAAGTCGGTGCAGGTCTCGGGCACCTTCGGCGGCGCCACGCTGCGCGTCGAGGGCAGCAACGACGGCACCAACTGGGCCACGCTCACCGACCCCCAGGGCAACGACCTGCTGATCACCTCGGCCAAGATCGAGATGGTCACCGAGGCCACCGTGGGCATCCGCCCCTTCGTGGTCGGCGGCAGCGGCACCACGTCGCTGACGGTGTCCATGCTCTGCAAGGAGGTCCGCTGATGGCCACCGACATGATCAAGGCCGCCGACGACGCGCGCCGCATCCTCAAGGGGTTCAAAGCCTTCGCCGAGGTGGCCGACGCGCTCGAGGCCGCCGGCCAGATCGAACTGCGCGCGGCCGAGGCACAGCGCGTGCTGGCCGACCTGCAGCCCAGGATCGAGGCGGGCCAGGCCGCGGTGCTCGAGGCGCAGGCCCGGGCAGCGCAGATGGCCGCCGCGGCTCACGCCGACGCCAACCGCATCGTGTCGGCCGCCGAGCTCCAGGCCAGCGAAACCGTGGCCGCCGCCCGCCAGGCCGCCGCCAAGCTGACCGAGGACGCCGACGCTGTCGTCGTCAAGCGCAAGGCGGAAGGCGTGCGCGCGATGGGCGAGCGCGACAGCGCGATGGTCAAGCGCGACGCGCTGGTCAAGGAGTGCACCGCGCTCGAGCAGCGCTTGGCCGACGCCAAGGCGCAGGTCGCCAAACTGCTGGGCTGACGCGTGGCCAGCGGGGTCGGCACCACCGAGGTCGACTTCGGCGCCTGGCCCGGCAGCAACGAGGCCCAGGTCGTTGTCACGGGCCAGACCGGCATCAGCGCCAGTACGCCGGTTGAGGCCTGGATGATGGCCGAGGCCACCTCCGACCACACGCTGCAGGACGCGACCTACGCGGCCCGCTTCATCAGCCTGACCGTCGGCGCGCCGTCTGGCACCAGCTTCACGATCTACGCCCGCAGCGAGCACAAGCTCCAGGGCAAATTCGCGGCCCGCTACGTGTGGGCTGACTGAGGACACCACATGGCACTCGATAGCAGCATCGTCAACGGCACCGGGCCAGTAACCGACGCAAACCCGCTCCCAGTTCGGCTCACTTCGTCGCTGTCGAACGAGGTCGCATTCAGCCACGACGGCACTGCGCTGGACTCTTTCGAGCGCCTGCGCGTCAGTGACTCAAGGATTGTCTTTGAGCAGACATTCGGTGCGCAGACACCGACACTGGCAACGACGATATGGGAAGTTGGCACGACCGGCGCCGGCACGACCGAGGCGCTGACGACGAACCTGTACGGCGTGCAACTCATTGCGCCGGTCACATCTCTCGCAGGCCGGTGGGTTCAGTCGATCAACCACATCCGCTACGCACCGGGCGTCAGCACGCTGTTCCGCTTCACGTTCAACACGGGCATCGTTCCGGCCAACGCGCGGCACAGGGTCGGGATGTTCACCGACCAGGGCACATTCCCCAGCACGGCCGGCGACGGGTTCTACTTCGAAAGCAGCGCCAACGCGCTGGCCTTTGTTCGCCGTTCCATGACGCAGGGCGCAGGCGCTGAAGAGCGTGTGCTCCAGGCCAACTGGAACAAGGACAAACTCGACGGCACCGGGGCGTCCGGGTACAACTTGGACGTTACCAAGGCGCAGCACTTGGTTGTCGAATACCAGTGGCTGGGCGTGGGCACGCTCCGGTTTGGGTTTGACACTGGGACAGGCGGCGTCGTGTGGGCGCACGAGATGGTCAGCGTCAACTCGTTGGCCGAGTCGTGGAGCCGCACCGGGTCACTGCCCGTGCGGGCCGAGATTTACAACTTCGGCGCGTCCAGCATCAACCAACTCACGCTCATCAACTGCTGCGTCATCCAAGAAGGCGACGTCGCGTTCAAGCGCGGGTGGAAATACTTCGGTGCCATTGCTTCCACGCCGAAGATCGGAGGCTTGACAGCAGCCACGTTCTACCCCGTGATGGGCCTCCGCGCAGCAGGCACCAACGACCTGACAAAGCGCGCAGCGATACGGCCGGTGTCTGTGACCATCACCGTCGCGGTGGTGGCGACGGGCCCCACGGCTCTGCAGGTCGGGCTGATGATGCTCGCTACACCGAACACCGGGGCCACCTACGCGGTGACGACGGGCGGCTCGGTGGCGGTGGTGGACATCGCTGCAACCGCGACGACTGCGGTGACTGGAACGTTGCTGTGGGCCACAGTCATCCCCAACGTCGCGGGCTCGTACACCTTCGACCTGAGCAACTGGAGTGACAACGCCAACGTCATCGGCACCGCAGCCAGCGGCACGCAGGCGATCACGGGGCCTGGGAACCTGACGTTGGCGGTCGGGCCGGTTCAGACAGCAACTGTCGGGGCGTCCATCGTGGCCGCCCTGAACTGGAAAGAACTGGTGTAGCGAATGTCCCTGCTGCTGCGTCGGCGCTGGTTGGCAGACCTGGTCGCCGCGGTGGGCGGGCTGGCGCAGTGGCTGCGCCGTCGTCGCCGGTAGCGTGCCCGTGCTGGGCTAGGCCACGACCACAATGCCGGGCATGTGCGCAATCGGACGCGAGCAATCCACCAGCATCGGCGCCGGCGTAGGCGCTGCCACCCTGCTCGGCAGCGCGCCGAGCGGGGGCTTCATGGGTGGCGGCGCCAAGCGCATCACCGGCGGGCTCTCGCGCACCACCTACCTCGGCGGTGGCGGCAGCGGCGGGCCCCGCCCGCCAAGCGTGCCGCCCGTCGCCCCGCCCGGCGGCTACATCCCCTGAGGACACAGCATGTGCACACCCAAGATGCCTGAAGCCCCGCCGCCGCCTCCGCAGCAGCAGGAAAGCAAGGCCCCCGACTCGATGGCCGCGCGCCGCAAGGTGCGCCCGATGGCCGGCGGCGGCACGCTGCTGACCGGGCCCTCGGGCATCGCCGGCACCTCGCTCAATACGGGTGGCTCGACGCTGCTCGGCGGCTGACCGTGCAGGACAAGCGCTCGCGTCTGCTGACGCGCAAGAACGCACTCTGGACCGAGAGGGCCAGCTGGGACTCGCACTGGCGCGACATCGCCCAGTACCAGATGCCCCGGGGCGGGCGCTTCATCGACACCGACACCAACAAGGGCGACCGCAAGCACGGCAACATCTACGACAACACGGCCATCTTCGCGCACAGGACGCTGGCCAGCGGGATGATGTCGGGCATGACCAGCCCGGCCAGGCCCTGGTTCCGGCTCGGTCTGTCGGACAAGGATCTGATGGAGTACGCCCCCGTCAAGGAGTGGCTGTTCACGGTCGCCGACATGATGCGCGCGGTGTTCTACGCGTCGAACACCTACAACAGCCTGCACCAGTGCTACGAGGAGCTCGGCGCCTTCGGCACCTGGGCCGACTTCGTGCAGCCCGACTTCGACAACGTGATCCATCACTACCCGATGACCGTGGGCGAGTACGCCCTCGCGATCAACGACAAGGGCGTGGTCGACACGGTGGCGCGCCAGCTGCAGATGACGGTGGGCCAGCTGGTCAAGCAGTTCGGCAAGGCCAAGTGCAGCACCGCGGTGCAGAACCTGCACGACCGCGGCACGCTCGACGCGTGGGTGCCGGTGGTGCACATGGTCATGCCCCGAGCCGATCGCGACCCGACCAAGCGCGACAGCATGAACATGCCGTGGGCCAGCTGCTACTTCGAGACCGGCGGCAACGACGACAAGTACCTGAGCGAGTCGGGCTTCAAGCGCTTCCCCGCACTCTGCCCGCGCTGGGTGGTGACCGGCAACGACATCTACGGTCGCAGCCCCGGCATGGACTGTCTCGGCGACGTGAAGCAGCTGCAGCACGAGCAGCTGCGCAAGGCGCAGGCGATCGACTACCAGGTCAACCCGCCCCTCCAGGTGCCGACCCAGTACAAGGACCAGGCCAACAAGCGCATGCCTGGCGGCGTGATGTTCGTGGACGCAGCCGGCCCCGGCGGCGGCGTGCGCTCGGCGTTCGACGTCAACCTGCGCCTCGACTACCTGCTGGCCGACA